TCAGAAGCATCACTAGACGCGCCTTCGAGCATGTTAATGTCGGCCTGAGCAGCGAGTACATCGTCAATTTTAAAAGAGTAGTACTTTGCTTTATCGATTAACATTTCTACTTTTGCAGTAGTCAGTTCTTGAGTCGTAATGGTTCCTGCATAGTTATTGATGGTGACAGCAGGAACGGTGCGGATTGTTACCTTCTCGCCCTGACCGGAGATTTCACCCTCATAATCAGTGTTAGAGATAGCAGGCAAGATAGACTTCTTGTAAAACTTAGCTTGTAAAAGCTTACTAAATACCTCAGGTATAAAGTTTACTTCAGAGGTAGTACCAGTTGAAAACTGTGAAAAAGACATAATATATTCTCATATAAGTCTCTCCAGCAAGTCCGTGTTTGAGAAAATTTTAGCGGCGAATCTTTCCACCTGCCATCGACTGCATGATTTCTGCTTGATGCTGTTCAAATACTTCGTTTGGCATCCGCATAATCTCGTCAACAGACCAGCTTTTAGTTCCACCCTTTAATTTAGGTTTTTGAGATTTAGGCATCTTCGGTTCTGCAACCGCTTTTGCTTTCTCAAGCGCCCGCTCTTGCGGTGTACTCTGGCTAACACCCATGTCAGCTTTAAACTTGTTTAGAACATTATTCACATCGTTAGATGATCCTGCCTGAATCCACTGCTTTGTTTGGTAATCTTGATCCTCTAACCAGTTGAGCCAATCAGCAGAATCTATAATAGTCTCTACGTCAGAATGCTCTTCTTTAATCCGATCAAAATGCGCCTCGGCAGCTTTATCAGTTATCTCATCTTCTTTGCGTTGTTCTTGTGCAGCTAAAGCATCTCGCTGGGCCTTAACCTCATCTTGTGTGCGCTTCAGTTCATCGAGCAGTGGGCTGGCGAGATCGGGATAATCCTCTCTCAACTTTTCCAACTTGCTGTCATCTTTCTGTTGCTCACCAATCTGGGCTTTTAACTCCGCAAGGCCTTTGAGCAGGTCGGCATTTTGCCGCTTCAAGTCAGCCGCTTCTTGCGTAGCTTTCGTCATTCTTGACTGTGCGCCTTTCATTGCTTTCTCAGCCTTTTGCAAGGCTAACGACATATCTTCAGGTTCACCGCTGACACCTTCCTGATTATCGTCCTCTTCTGCTATCGTCTCAGCCGTGTCCGTTGGATCGGGGGCTTCTACTGGCAAAGCTTCTTGTACTTCAGGAGTATCCTCTGCCACCATATCTGGCTGCGGGGTTCCTTCTTTACCTTTAGTCATTTGCTCGTACAACTCTTTAGCTTCTGCTTCTAGGCGATCTGGGTCATTTCTTGACATTATTTGTTCCTTCGGGTCGATTGCTCGATGTCCGTCACTCTATGGCGGTTGTCCGTTTCGGGTTCCGCATGTTGTCTAAATGCGCTTTCGCGCTGGATTCAAGGTCAAGCAAAAACCGTAACTCTAGGATACGACCCTGCTCAAACTTAAAATTCTTCTCATCTGCCTGCTCCAATCTGAGCTGGGCATCAGCTAAACGGTTCTTAAAAAGCTCTTTGAGGAGGGGCCATTCCGTTCCCACCTTGAGCCGGAGAACCGCCTGCGACTGCTCCTTGCTGCATTTGAGCTTCGAGAGCGAGTTGCTGTTGCTGCTGTTGCTGTAATTGTTGTTGCTCAAGGGCTAATTGCTCGTCAGATTTAACTAATTCGTCAGGATCCATATCCATGCTTGTCGCTATATCGCGGAGCAACTGGTTACGATCTACTAGTTCCGCATCCATCGGATTTGAAACCAGTGACAAGAACTGCAATAGGCGTTGGCTTTGTACTTCTTTCTGAACAAGTGCCGTACTTCCGCGAGCCACAATGCGGAGATCGCCTTTAGATTTCTCGTTGACACCAAACTCCATGTTCCAGTGAAAGATACTCTTTACCATTGGCTCAATAAGGTAGTCATCGATATTCTTAATGGTGGACTTGAGTGCAACATTAGCTGCCCCCATTAACATCGACATGCCTGTAGCGGTCTTGTTGATTCCACCTGTTTGCTCACCGTGGGTATAGCTCGGCAAGCTGGTTGTTTCGTCTGCAAAACGTCTAAAGATCTCAACGATCTGGTTTAGGCCGTTCGAATTTGCAACTGGCTGATACCATCTAACCATCGGCATTGAGCCATCACCGCCCTCTCGCAAAAATACGCGCCACGGATGAATGTCAGTCGGATCTTCTCCAGCCGCTAGAAGGTCAGTATTAATCTCGACCATCGGCGCTGAAGACATGGCTAGGTTGTCTAGCCAAATTCTGGTTGCTGCGTTCATGGTTCCCTGAGAGTCTCGCATCATTCGTGGTACGCCTGTACCCCAGAACTGGTGCGGGCTGCGCTCGTATGGGAAAATATGGTATGGAATATCATACCCAGCAATCGGGTTTAGCATGACTTTTATGACTTTGCCGGAACACATCCATACGCAGGCATTGAAGTCTGCTGATAGATCGTCACCTTTTGGCATATCTACGCCATGCTCTTGAAGCTCGTATCCGTCTACGCAACCCCAGTATTCAAGTACTTCAAATCGGTTAGATTCAGAATGCTCGTTAATCCCAGCGATACGTCTGCGAGTACGTTCGTGATCTTCTTCGACATGGTTGCCTGCACGATTAGTCTTTAAAAGATACTTGACCATCGGGCCGTCGAACTGCGGTAAATCGGCAAGCTCACGAAACTGTCTGCGCGTTAAAACATGTCTCCGAAAGAGTCCATCACAGTCCGCTAAAGACGAACAGTAAGGATCTGGATATAGGTCAAAGATGGATACGCTTTCAACTTCAGGCACAGCCTGTTCGATGATAGACAAAGCGTACCCTTCCTCACCAGTTTCAGGGTCAATCATCTTTCCATATGATTGCTTCTTGTCAATGCGTACAGTTCCCGCCTTGCAAGCACCCGAACCAAAAATACAGGCTTCTAAAATACTTTCTTTAAGTTTTTGCTCTGCGTTTGCTTCAATCAATTGATCTAGAATATCTAGTGTCATTGATTCAGCAGCGTCATCGGCAACTCTTTTTTCGGCCTTCTTTAACTCTGATTCGAGTTCTTTCATCCGCGCCATGACTAGGTCTTGATTCATGTTGGGATCGAGCTGTTGAGACGCGGCCATGACCTGCTGGGTCGCTTGCTGGCGCATCTGCATTGCTTGCATTGGATCTAATTCGGGGATTGGTGTTGCGTTGGCTGAGAAGAACGAATCGCCATGCTGAAATAGCAGGTCAATGATTCGGCTATACGCTGCCATGACTTTTGTGCGGGTCAGGCCTACGAACACTTTGGATCTCGCACCAGACTCATTTAGTCGGGCAAGAATGTCAGGCTCATAGATACCTTGATACTGGCGCAAATCTTTAAGCCACTCGTTTTCAGTTTCTTTACGAGCGTCTTTATATTCTTGAAATGTGCCGGACAGACGAGCGCCCAGACTTTGCATGCTTTGATCTTGCACACCGTCTGAAGCTTGTTCGGGTTTCTCTTTAATGTTTTCAGATATCATTAATAGCCTGCAACGGGGTCGAGCGCGTTATAGCGCTTTTGTATTGTTCGATGCCTTGGTCTAGGCATAGAAGCAAGTCCGTGCAGGGCGATAGCATACGCCATCACTCGGTCATCATAGCATCCTGACTGAGAATTGAAAGCCCCTTTATCATCTATTATGTATGTACGCAACTCATTCACTAACTCCATGTCACTAATACCACTTTGTCCTTGTCGTAACAGTGAAGCAAGGTTATCGATGATCAATGGTTTAGTTTTAGATGTTGTTAAAAAGCCGCCCCGCTTTGTCATTTTATCGCTGTATGCACCATCAACAGAATGCTCGACAAAGAGGCTTGGATAACTTAATTCCATCATCCGGCGAAGGGTTGTTAGTCCGTGGTTATTTCTCTCAACAACAACATACGCATTGTTATATCGCTGCCCAATTTGAGCGACAATATTTCCCCAGTCCCACGGATCTATATGTCCATGCCAGCAGGCAACCTGCCTCCCTTCGGAATCTAAAACTTGAGCGCAGGAATAATCGCCATAGGACAATCCTTCTGCGACATCGACTCCGATGGTGTAGCTTGTCTGTGCCAGCGGTGGATACCACTCTCTATAATTACCATAGGTTCGCGCAGAAATATTACCGCCAAGCATATCGCCAACAAAGTCTGCGGTGTAACAATCATTCTCAGCAGTCGTAAGGTGAATGTCCTCAACAAAGCATCGTCCCGATGTCAGGAAGCTCTCCATAATGTTGCTGGGATATTCTTGCTGAAACAGATCGGTGCCACCTAGCTCATCTAATTTTGCGCGGCGAAAACACAACTGGCTATCGTCAAGCCCGTATCGTTTTGCTAACTCATACTCTTCGGGAGTCGCTTCAAAGTATGGAGACGGTTTTCTTCGGTAGTCGGGCATCCAGAACCACGGGATGAAACAGGTGATCCACTCGGTTTCACCACGGACGCTTTTCATTACCTGATCGTAGAACCAGCCGCCCGCACCATTTGCTGTGCTTTCGAGAATTACTTCGGAATTTTTTCCACCGACCGTCTGCAATAGGCCTGCGACTATGTCGGAGCCTTGGGGGTAGAAGGCAACTTCTGATCCGTGGACAAATCGGTTTGTTTGTCCTCGGCCTGTCTGGGTTGAACGGGCTGTACCCACTCTGTACCGCGAGTTGATTTCATCAAATACGAGCGTTGACGCTGACTGAGAAGAGAGCGGAGGTTTAAACGCCGGATGCGGGACATTGTCATAAAAATATTTCACCATGTTAAAAATTGCGTTAGTGGATTCAGCGAGGTGGGACAGTACGAATGCATTGGCGTTGCGGTTCTGGGTGACTTTCCAGAAATTACGGCCCTGTGCATACGTAGAAATACCTGTTTGTCGGGCTTTTAGGCACAACATTCGGATGTTTCCCTGCTCTTTTAGCTGCCTTTCGAGCTGATTGTGGACGTATATTTGGGCTGCATTTAGAACAAAAGGGACGGATTCACCCTCTTTAGTGACGATTTTCAGGACGTTTTTAGCATATAAAGGGAAGTTACCCTTGAGCTTGCGCCCTACTTCTTCAATTTCCAATGTTATTCACCACTGCTCGGCACCACCAGACGAAATGTGCATCGTCTAGGGTACTCATCATGAGGTTGGCTCTGGCACAAACGAGGCGAACATTAGCCTTGGTATACCCTAGCGTGTTATCAATTCTGTCGGGACTCAGCGAAAGGTCAGACTCGGACGTAGTTGTATGCATTGGAAGGCCTGTTATCGCGCATATACCCCTCTGTTCGTCGTATAAGGCCTGCAACTCCTCTACCCTTATAAGTACACCTTCAAACTTCTTTGTCTTGTGGCGCTGTTTCATGGACACTAAGCGCATCCGCAAGAATCCATCTACTGAGGCATTAGCCCGAATATCACCGCTCATTTTTCGGCAGGTGTTGCACTGGCGGTTGGCATTACTAAAGTCAGCGTCAGGCCTTACAAGCCCGCATGCATTGCAAATGATATATTTAGCTCCCAGTCCTTACCTTTAGTTAGCTGCTCAAACTTAGAAACAGCAACCTTCGAACTTTTTACGCCAATTACATTACCCATCGGGGTCACACCCAAGCCAATACAGCCATGTACATTCACGGGAAAGTTCGCAACATGGATTAAGATATGCGTTCGGTCAGGGACATCCTTAACATGCCAAGTCTCTCCAAATTTCGGGGAGTCTCTCCAGCCCATCTGATAAGTTCCTTCAGGAATACAGGAGACGTTCGGCGCATTATCCAACCAAGGCCGCTCTATCGTATAAAAGCGCTCTCCTTCGACCGTCATGACCCCCATAGTCCCGCGAGAGTCATAGGCATACCGCTGTAATTCAATCTTCATCTTTGATCTCCGACTCATCCTTTGCAGGAGCGTCCCAATTAATTGCATCCCAACCTGTAGACCACTTCTCGTCATCCTTAGGCCTGTCCATATCACCCTTGCCATAGAGTGTTTCTCTGTGATTTGGCTTGCTCATTTGTTCTTAACCTTTCGATTTGCTGCGGCTCTCGCGCCTCTCTTTGGCAGCTTAGGTTTAGCAGATTTCTTAGTAGGTTTGCTGGGGTACATAGTTACTTCCTCGACTTAGCGCCTGAGCATTTCCATCTCTTGCGCGATAGGTTATTAGGGGTGTTAGGATCGTTCTGCTTGTCTTTAGAGAGGCCTTGTTTAATGCCTAAGCTACGGGCGCAATAGCTGTCTCCCTTCGCTGTCCCAGCCCTCACGCGAGGCCCACCACCCTTCGCTTTACCTGCCTGCCCATAGCTGACTTTCTTGCCACTAGCAGTGACCTTAACCTTAGCTTTACCTTTTCTAGGAGTAGCCATTACTTCCTAGCCTTCGCTTTAGCGGACAAGTCTTTAAAGTGGTACAGCTTCACGCTGGTCTTCGTGTGAGTCTTATTGCTGTGCAGGCTGCCGTCAGGCATCTTGTGACTAGAACCCTTATGCTCCGTACCATCTTTCCTATAATGCTTAACACCTTTCATTTCAAAATTTCCTGTGTATATTTTTTTGGAATGCTGTCCTATAACGACCGCCCCCCCTATTCGACGAGGTGCAATTCGAAGCCCTTAGTGACAGGTGACTGCTCAATCATCGTATAAACCGCATCATCCAACTGCTCAGTCAAATAGTACGGCTCCCCACCAAACATTAAGGCTGTAACCTGTGGCGCTATGAAAGCCTCAAATAGCCCCTCATCCATGTCCACATACTCCAGAGCCGTTTCGTAATGCATTAATAATCGTTTCATTTTGCAGGTACTCTCATATCGACCGTAGGGGGTAAAACGGGTATTGCTAATTTTTGCTGATTTTTACAGAGTGTTGCCCCATGGAACCACAGCATCTGACAGCCCTTTTTCTGATATTCCTACCCCCCCCCTCCATTGCCCAGACCCCATGGAAGCATCCTGATGCCTCCTCATTCGGCCTATAGATAGATGGCTGACCCGCTATAGAAAGGCCTAGAATGCGGCCTGTAGCTGACCTCAACCCTACTAAGGTTGGGCTACCTCAGTGCAAGTCCTTGATTTCGTTGAGGTTAGGCACCAGTAGCTCGTCGGTATCGTCCTCGTCGAGGTCTATGTCAGCTAAAAAGCCTCCATGGAAAGTGCTGACCTCCTGCTTTTCTGGAGCGAAGCCGCCGACCACTTTGATAAGCAATTCGATAGCTCTGACGCGGGTGCCACTCTGGTCAGCTTCCCTGCTTTCTGTTTCAAGCTGCTTTACATAGCCTGCCAGTTTTACCTCTAAATCATCCATTGCAGCGCTCCTATGGGCCTCTACTGACCGTTTCACGTTATCTTTCGTTAACAGCCGACATCCTTGGACTTTTGGGTGTTTATACCCTGCTGCCCTTGCTGCTTTAGTCTGATTGCCCAGCTCTAAGTACTCTTGGACAAACTTCTCTTGCATGAGGTTGAGTGGTCGGTCAGCCTGTTCTGGCTTCATTGTCTTTGGTTTCATTTGTCTGTTGCTCTATAGGGGGATTCGCCACTGGGGTGTTGGTTCTTTTTTCCCGCGATTTAAAAATATTGGCTCAAGGCCGCAACAACGCTAGCAAATAAGATCCAGCTCGCTCGCTCTGCGATCATGCTCTTGCCCATCGTTTTGGCCACCGATTTTTCTAAACCTCGCTGTGTATTCTCAATTAAATCTAACCTGACCTCGTGCCTGTCTATCCTCTTATGCCCACCGCTTACCCGTTCATCTATTCGCGCCAGTTCGGTGAGCGTGTCCACCACCTGATCGACTTTCGTTTCTATTCTGTCGAGCCGCCGATCTGTTGAAGTGGCCATAGTCATTTCTTGCTCAAGATTCATGAGTTTTTGTCGCTAATTAGAGAGAATTATTATACGCGCATTAAAAAAGTGTTGCAAAGTTCAATATGTTCCATTATCTTATCTGTGTTCGCCGGATTGGCGAACCGGTTACGAGGCCTCCGACATGACCTGCCACCGAAAGCTCCAAGCGAGTAGGTGACCCTCGAAAGCCTCAGGCGAGTAGAGCGGCTGTTCAAAGCACGACAGTTAAAGCGTTAGTTCCACGGTTGAGTATCAGCTAGCGCGAGTTGCGGTGCGAGTAGGCAGAGTGGGTACGCGGTGATGCCCTTAAAACAATTGACCCGCAGAGCAACACTGATTTGTTGCGCCGGATTGATCGGGTAAGCAAGCTCCCTGCATGCATAAGTACTGCCCCGATAGATAAGAGTCTGGTAAGCCACGGTAACCGCGAGACGCTTGGAGAAGAGCGAGGTAGCGACTGTGGTGGAAAGTATCAAACAACCAAGCAGGTGGGTTACCTACCCACGGAAAGCATTAGCGAGTACAGCCTGCTGAGTTGATTTGCAAGAGCCACCGCATTGGTGGTTCCTGCGAACCAATTAGCCTGAGGAGGCCGCAACATGAACACATTGAGCATCCAAATAATTAAAGACCTACCAACCTACAGCGAACAAGAGATGAAGATTCTTTTTGGTCGCTTAACTCTCAACATGTACGGCGCTGACGTTAGCAATGAGTGTGCAACTTTTGTAATCAATGAGCGTCATCGCCGCGAGGCAATTTCACCAACCAAGTAAGCACATCGGAGCCACTGGTAACAGTGGTTCTCATTGTATTTATTTAACTTGCCTGAGGAGGCCCAACCATGACAACTTTTGACCGTTTTTTTATCGCAGGATCCGTAGTTTTTACTATCTACATCTCGTTCATTTTGGCGATTGCAATTATCGCTGATATTCGCGGCATTCCAATGCCACAAGTCTGGTAAGAGGAGTAACAAAATGATCGATTTTATAATTTTTGGCATAACCGACAATGCAGTAATGATATTCGGAGCCTTTACTGGCTACGAAGTTGAGAAGTATCTGCCTAAACGATTCCAACTTGGTGCTTTGATGCCAATAGTTGGTGCCGGTCTAGGCAATACAGTTAGCGACTTTGCCGGTGGCGTGATGGCAGGCAACATTGAGCTAGCCGTTGGCACTGGCATCGGGTGCCTGATCGGCCTGATAACCATCCCGCTACTTTCGCGCTTTATTACACCCATCGCAGAGTAAACACATCGAAGCCATTCAAGGAGTGGTTTCTATTGTTTTTATTTAAATCAGTCTGAGGAGACAACCATGTATAAAGAAATTAGCTACGCAACCTACGCGTCAGACCCACACTACCTTGGCAACTCAGAGGGTGGTGCAGTCTGGGGCGATCTTTACTACGCACTCATAGAGTTCAGTAACGGTCGGCGCTTTCAGTCCCATTATGGGGAAAAGAGCAAGGAACTCCGTTGCGACGAAGACTTTGAGTGGTATCAGGATGTCGCTCATGTCGCGGCGGCAAAAGTTGATGGGTGGCTCAAGTCACTCGACCTTTCCGAGTTTGGATACACCGCAACACTGGCGGATCACTTCCGCGAGGTTGACCCTTGCTATGGGTCTTCTGCATTTCAATCCAAGGAGGCAACTGAGGGAGCCTTTCTTGACCGATAAGTAAGCACATCGGAGCTACTGGCAACAGTAGTTCTCATTGTATTTATTTAAAGCCTGAGGAGGCATGTTATGGCATATGTAACAGAGTTTAACGTAGGCGACACAGTCGTTCTTGAAGGTGATCGAATCAACGGATACGGTCACGAATGGACGTTAGTCGTTAGCTGGGTGGACTGGGGCAACTGGGACAGTGAGTTCGAGGCGGCACCGGACATGGTATTCACCAACGGCTACTGTTTTTCTGGCGACACTCTCTACTCCAAAGCAAACGGAGGCAAGAGAGTAGGTCAGTTCTTTTATGGATTCATCAAGAAGTAAACACATCGAAGCCGTTGGCAACAGCGGTTTCTATTGTATTTATTTAACCAGTCTGAGGAGACACATTATGCAAGCAATTAACGATATCTACACTAAGAAGCTCCAACGCCTTTACAAGCTCGACCGTCAGTTAAGCGACCT